TATGTCCCACTCGCGACTAATTTTAATTTATTAGCTGCTGCGTAGTTAACTGCTGCTTGTAATTTCTCTGAATCATTAGCACCTGAGAACATCTCCGGCGTTACCCATAATGCGTATCTTAGTGTTGCATCGCCTACACCAACCCATGCCCCAACTGCGATACCTCCCGTCGATTCTGGTGTTGATGCTGCCGGAACTTCCTTAGAAAATGTGCCAGTCCAGTAATACCAGCTTTTACTATTGTCATCCCAGATGAAGTCCCTTTCAGACTCTAATGTGGCGCCATTAAGGAACGTGCTCTTGCCATCAATTAGATATTCAATTTTGTCGTTGACATCTTCAACCGATGGTACTCCAAGATTAGCTCTGGCTTGTGCGGTATTCTCAAGTTCGGATAGGTTGTTTTTCGCTCTCAAGAGGTGGGTAATCGGCAATCGCTGATCTGTTTCGTTCTGGTTGACTAGCAGTACTGCGGTATCAGTCGTATCTGTTGCTTCAGGTAGTTGGGTTAGTTTTACTTTTTGTTCTGCCATTATGCGGTCCTATACCAGCCAGCGAGTTTAATAAATGAGTTGGTTATATTTGCTTGAGCTCCAGAACCTGATGCTCCTGTGTTCCCTTTCACATCATGGATATGAGCGCCAATGTCTACCTGATGTGCATGATCGCCAGCCGAAGCAGTATTCTGGCTGCCCCAAGTACCAGTAGAGCCACCTGATACAGCTCGGTTATTAGGGTTAAGCAACATAATGTTTTGCATTGAATGAACGTGGGCACCAGCGTTACGTGTAGGCTTTGAGCCATAATCAAACTGGCTGGTTTTCAGGTCTATTTGGTGAGAGTGTTGGGGTAGGTTAGCCTCAGTAAGCGTCAGATTGTCGCTACCACCGGTCTGTAGAACGTCGCTGCCTGTCGCATTTGCCAAGCGAATTGTTCTCCCGTTACCGGGTAATCTAGCCCACGTAGAGCCAGTCCAAATTGTGTTTGGATTTACATCATTAGCGAACCATTCAACCTTACCGATTGGATAGCGCATGTTGAACATTGCGTTTAGCAATGCTTCTACAGTGATAGAGCGATCATTCCCGCTCTGATTAATATGCAACAAGTCTCCTTCATCAGCGTTAGAGGCCGATGAAAGGTCTGTTAGGTACTTAAGTGTAATATCGGCCATCAAGCCCCCTCGAGCGCTGCAATACGAGCATTTAGATCTGCTATCTGCGCGTACAGGTCATTAAGCAAGGTATTCAAATGATTGGCGGCTAACTTGCTGCCGGCTGAAATGGAACCATCTGGCATGCGAACCGGAGGAACGAAACCTTTATCAAGGATTTCATCTGGAATAGGCTCTTTATTGGATTGCCCGTCAGGGTAGGTAACATCGGTGTTAGCAAAAGAGGTTATAGCCATTAATTACTCACTTAGGCATCGCGCCACATAGCATTGTCCCTGTGACACCATAGTCACGGGAAAAAATAAGAAGGTAGTCGTCGTCGGCTACGCCGAGATATGATCCGTTGACTTCAAGAACACCGGATAACGAGCCAGCAGCGTCAAGATAAGAGCCACTAATAAAAACCGAACCGCGATTAAGGCCTAACGCAGTATCATCGCCAACTTGCATTGCTGTATTGGTTCCAACCTGAAGCGCCTGTCCGGAGGAAATATCTATCCCAGCTAATGAAAATCCATTTAGACCGTAATCATGGGTCGAGTAAGCCCTCACCCCAGCAACGGAAGCGCGATCGACGATAGCGTTGATGTTTTCTGGTACGTATGGACCTGTTGCATGCACACTGAATGCCGCTGGTGATAATTCGACAAGCTCTACATCCGTACTTGAAGTGGTTGTCGCTGTTACGACCATTACGTTATCTGGCGTACCGCTAAATGCAGTGGCTAACTTTGCCTGCATAATGGCGCGTCTGTAGTCATCATCAGACCGACCATCGCGCCCAACATCTACGTATTCACCAAACCTATCCAGCTCGATCCCATGCGCGTTATAGATGCTATACGTCAAATAAATGTACTTAGCTCTAGCTTCAATCTCAGGATGCTGTATCCCCACGGCAGCAAATAACGCAGGAACCTGCTCTCCCTTCTTTAGCCAATTTGTCGGTCTTTCCCGTATTAAGGAGAGGAAATCCACATCAAGCCAATCAGACACCGGTAACCTCCACATTTGCAGTAGAGAATGATGCGAATGAATTTTCAGGAATAGAAATGTTTGTTTCTGCAAATGTCGTTCCGTCAGAGCTTACGGTTACAGTCATCTTTCCAATGCCTGTCGTATTGGCATAGATATATCCGTAAATGCGCTGAGTGATCACGTCATCACCAAGCCCTAATGTTGCGCCATAAGCAACTACACCTTGCTTGATTGCATCGACAACGGCAGATGGTAATGGCTCTTCAGTATCGAGAAGGACCACATCAACCTTCACATAAATATCTATCTCAGTTGGACGTGAAAAATTGACGAGATGTGGCCTTTGGTAGCGGTCGTATACAGTGATTGAGATTGAACCGTAGGTAGCAATGCCTGCACCCTTGTATTTCCAGATCGCATCAGCAATATCTTGCTCAAGCCCTCCAGATACGATGGTATGAATTGCCTTTGGGGTAATGCTATCGACAGTGGTCATCGTGTCGTTCTCAATGACCTTGGCTAGGGTAACGCCATTAACCTCGGTGATTAGCCGCGTTTCAATTGCTGGCACAGTTGCTGCGCCACCAGATGACGAACGACTTTGATACAAACGTTGCCGGTAGTCAGTATCCGATTCACGATCTGAGCCTGTAGCGCCTTGGACAAGGTTGTTTACAGCCGTCCATCCAGTGATGGCGCTTACCGGATTATTCAAACCACCTACAGGAACGACAATTGGCCCTGCCTCCGTCGCTTCAAAGATGGCCGGAGATCCAATTAGCTGCCAAGAGAGTCCAGAACTTAATGAGACAGAGTAACCTTCAATGAGGTTTTCCGAGGTCAGATGGATAACTGAGCCATTTGCAGTTGCAGAGTACTGGCTTGTTGCATCAACGACGTCCGCCAGACCGCTTGCTATGCTATTAACGGTGTCACCGCTGATTTTGGTGTACACACAATCTACCCCAGCAATCCGAATGGTATAGGTCGATTGCGTGTTGTTGCTCACGCGAACCTCGCCATCCAAAAGAGTTGATCTTGTAATCGATTCGTCAGATGTCAGGCGAAACTGATAATTACCAAATGAAGCAATGGAGCCTGCAGGAACAAGTCGTGACTCTGACCCATAAATAACGGCGTTCACTTTTGTCGTGGTCTTACCATGACGAGTAATCCCGCCCATCCAGTCGCCAAGAGCATCAAGCGCGAAACCTTCAGCAGAAGCCAGAAATCTGCTAGCCCACAACTCTTCTTCGGTTTCGAAGTGAATTGCGTTTTGCTCGGCCTCAATGCCGATCCACTGTCCGGTTGATGAATCAGACTCTCTATTAATCGGTCCAACGACCGTTTCCATTGCATCACCGATTTCTTGAACCATCTCCGGTAATGTCGGCTTATCAAAGCCTGTAGCAGTAATGTAATCAGCCATAATCACCTTATTTCAGGCATAAAAAAGCCCCGCACATGGCGAGGCATATTGAGTGGTGGGTTATCAGGGATACTGAACTAACCCGTAATCTGTATTAGCAGTAAAATCGATACTTAGTTTACGGTTCTCGCGATCAAACTTGTAAGAGAACTCGACAATCCCTGTAACACCATCTACAGCTAGAATCTCTGCTCTTATCGCTGATAGCGCTCCATTAAGCGTAACCTGCTTGCCAAGCACGTCTTGTAAATAAGGTGTGCCAAATTCACTATCAAGAAACCATTCCCCTTGCCACAGGTTGAGCCTGAACTCAATCTGCTGTCTAACGCGTTCTGCACCATCCACAAACTGTAAAATGCCGTTAGTGAATACAATTTTGTTGTCGGTTAGTCTGAAATCAATCATTAGTTTTCTGGCTCCCCTGTTGTTCCACCGCTATCGCCAGGGTGTTTATGTGTGGCAATCTTGATGCCGTTAATCACTACATCACCAGTTACATTCATAGTCCCAGTAATGCTTGCCACTGAACCAACTCCGCCAGAACCTGTCATTCCACCTTGATATGTGAACATATTTTCAACGGTCATTTGTCCCTTAACCGTATGGAGAGGAGTAGTCTCCTCTACTCCGCCCGGCGCATTTATCGTTATTTTCCCATTGGCATCTATCGCTATAAATGCATCACCATGATACATGCGCATATCGTCATTACCCGGAACGGCGTCACTATAGCCAGCTCCCGGTATTACGTAAGAATCGATTATGTCGAAACGGCGAGTATCATCACTACCATCTATTGCTTGCTGACAAACAATCAAGAAACACTGGTCACCGGCCATAACCGGCCCCTTAATGCCAGCTTGACCACCGGCGAATTGTGGCCAGATCATTCGAAGGTCGCTTAAGATTGGGTAAGCGTTCGTATCACCATCTGAATAGATTTTTTCCCCATCTGGCTTTACGGTTACCCTTCCGGCGTTATAACTAACGACTGTACACGGCAATGCAGTGTTAACTGTGTCCATTTCAGTGCTTACGAGCCGTCTTAACGCTTCAACCACATCACTGTTATCAGCCATTAAATGAACCTCAATAGCGCCTCTACGCTCCATTCCTGCCCATGTGTATCACCGCTATAACGCGCCTCTTCCACACGAAAGAACTCACCATCGATCCCGCGTGATTTCACCTGCACATAAGCACCTGGGTAAATCGCCGGATTAAGTAGTGATTTCACCCTGTATCCCTGCACCTCAAGCGTCACTCTATCCTTCAGCTTCGCGGTGGGGTCTTCTACATCAACAACGGTGCGCACAATCCCTTTTTGACCGTACTTAATCCCCTGCTTGGCAGCAGTCTTCTCGGTCATCGTCTTTGCTTCTCGTCGTGGGTATCCAATCATCCCAGTGTCTTTCGACAGGACAACCGCCGTATCTGCGTAAACTCCGCCCTTCTTGATGATCTGAATTTCCCCATCCTGTGCGCTCCACTCAAGCCCAAGATAGTTACAAACCCTATCCATAGCATCACGCACCCTGCCGTTATAGGCGAACCCTCCTACATACTGCTTATCCTGTACCTTACTAATGCTTTTCTTAATGGGTAATCCAAAGTTTTTGGCAACGCCATCAAGTACCGTCATCGCAGAGGTGTTTGGTGGGAATGAAACACTGATCTTCGCGTCACGAAGAGGAATAACGCTATCTAGCAGCTCCATTTCTGTAATGGTGTCTGGACCGTCCTGATAGGTTAGGCTGCGGCAATTGGTTCCCGTGAATATGGTGATTGCCCCAATATCTTTTACGTAGCCAGCTTTGATGATGACGATATTATTAATCGTCTCTAGCATGGTGATCGTGCTTGGAGCTGCATTGTAGATTTTAAGAGAGGCTTGATTGGCTGTTTTGCTGGCTGTTTTTGTGATGTCGAACTCGAATCTCAGGTCTTTAATGCTTACCGCATCGCCTTGTGGCTGACCAACAACTATCTCACCCGTTCGTAGAAATAAACTCATTTATCTCTTCCTTAGAGGCATAGAGCAAAAGGTGATCTCCACCAATGGAGTCAATATCTGGTCTGGTTTTCTCGCTATAGGTACGAATGAAATACAGATCGCCAGTAAAGTTATCTAGACTAAAGTTCTTTAGTAATGGGTAATTCTGAACAAGCTTTACTCCAGTTATGATGGGAACAGACTCACGATCATAAATACCCAACGACCAGAATCCGAATCTCTCATTCCACCGCAACCTTAAAGATACAGGAGTGTCATCAAACACAGCCTGAAGCGTCTGGTCAGTAAATCCTGCTTGAAAGTTTAATGGGGTCATTACGTAACACCGCCTATAATTTTACCTAGATAATCGCCCAACTTTCCGCTAGCCCCAGATAAACCATCAGATGCCTGTTTGAGAATTGAACCGGTATTTTTACCGTTATCCTTAGTGGGCGTCGCTCGATTAGCCGTTGCCGGATCTGATGAGTTGGATGTTCCAGCCTTCGAAGTCCCAGACGTTCCATTGCCAGATTTTTTTACGCCAACACCGGGTGGAAGTTCAGTAGTTGCAGTGCTAACGATATTGCATTGAACGGCATCTATAGTGAAGTTAACCGCATCCCCATCGCCAGCTCTACGAGGTATATTTATTGCTTGAAGAAGCATGTTCTCGTAGGTGTAATTTTTGGTATAGATGGTGACTAATTCGTTAGATTGGTAAAGCGAATCAAGTAGCTTGATTGCTGTGTTGACCCGATCCTCACCTGAAAACCCGCTAGCTAAGGCATTTGATAGCTGTGTTAAAACACCGGTTACCGGCGCATTGCTGATCATGCCCGCAACCGTGAGTTTTCTTGGCTGCCTGATGATATGGTCAGATATCGGTGAACCATTCTCTACAGGATTCATGGTGACATCACGATTCCACTCGTGTGTCTCCTGATCTAGCGTGTCGAATTCTAGATTGCCGATAGATGGGTCATTAAGTCGGAATGTACTGTCGCCAGATGTATTCCATAGAAAGCCAAGCACATCAGTCGCCATGCTAGCCCCCTGTATTAAAGTTAAGAGTATTGCCTAGCGCGTTCCAGCCAACATCATTAAAAGTGCTCTGAGCGCTATCACGCAAGAATTGAGCTTGCTCCTCTGATGTGCCAGCAGGAACAGAAATATTGCCGATATGTACATCAACCTTTGGACCCGACAACGGAGAGGATTGCGGAGATGATAGAGACTGATAGCTTGGTAGCAAGCTGCCTGTATCCGAACTGTATTTCGATGCTCCAGAAAGAACATCTGACCATGTTTTAGATACATCAAAAGAACCAATTTTCTCTTTTAACCACGGGCCAAACTTAGTCGTACCGAGCTTATCACCCCATTCCTTCACAGTGTCCTGACTGGAATTGAAGAAATCTGCCAAACTATTAAGAGCATTCCAAGCCCAGACAGCCATATCTTTCATATTAGTCAATGATACCGTCAGTGAGTTAATCGCATTCGTATACTCTGTTACTGGGCCTATCATATCGCCTAGCAATGACGGGCTACCACTCAGCCAACTATTAACATCCTCACCGACCAGAAAGAGCGCGGCTAACGCAGCAATAATTAAGAAAACCGGACTAGTTAACGCAGTAAATGCAGCGGAGAGAAGATAAACAGCACCGACCAATCCAGCCGCGCCTAACGCTACCCCAAGTATCTTTACAGCGTTCTCAGCACCACCAAGCGCCTCAGTAACAACATCCAGAGAGTATTCAACCTTGTCAGCAAGCCATAGAAACTTACTCGCTATCCAAGAAATCGCGGTTGTACTGCGGTTCAACCGGTGAATAAACATATCCCATCGATTACCAATGATCTCCATAGCTTGATGGACTGTCATCGGCATTGAGGCGAATTCCTTTTTAACCTCACCAGACATATTTCTTAGCGCGTTAACGATTTTATCTGCGCCGATGCCACCTCCATTACCTTGAGTGGCTTTCACCATTTCATTCAGCGTCATGCCTAATGACTTGGCTAATCGTGACGCGAATGCATCCGAGTTTTGCATAATGATACGCATATCAGCCCATTGCAGTTTCCCCACTGCAATAGCCTGAGTTAACTGCATCATGACACTGGTTGTTTGCTGAGTGTTTGCACCCGCTAGCTGCAATCCCATTGCCACTGAGTCAGTAACATTAAGCAGATCTTGTTCAGACTTGATTAACTCATGTGTCGCCGCACCAATTCCCGTGTAAGCCTCTGCATACGACTCGATATTTACACGGGCATCACTAGCATGCTTTGACAGGTTTTCGATGGCCTCTGCGCCACCGTTCGTTGAAGTGATCATCTGACCGAGACGAAACTCTAGTGATTGCATCTCATCAGCAACGTCAATGATAGATTTTAGGCTAAACCCAGCAAGAGCACCGGCAATAGCACCGCCTAGCCCTCTAAATCCCTCCGTAACCTTTTTGACCTTATCATCAACTTTATCAAGACTTCTGCCTGTGGCCTCGCTCCCTGTCAGCCCCAGCCGAATCAATAGCTCTCTTATTACCATCTACTTCTCCGGTGGCATGTTCAGATAATCGGTCATCTCTATCAGAGCGTTGAGTTTTAACAGATCTTCGCATGTCACGGTGCCTGATTTAACCTCAGAAACCGTACACATGTTCCTTAAAATAGGCTTCCATACCCAAAGCTCATTCTCGACATCTTCCCTTAGCTTACCTGACTCGCGCCTTTCGTTAGCGCTTGAACTCGGCTTGCCAGTTCTTCTGGGCTTAACCCAAACAGGGTGAGTACTTTCGTGAAAAAAGGGGTGAAGTTTAGCTTCATCACCTCCCAGCAAAGCTCAAAGAAATCGAATAGCGTATCTACTGTGAACACAAGGTTAATCGCGTTAGGGCTATCAATTTTCTTCTCATCGCTCACACTGATAACGGATGAGTCGCGTAGAATTGGGATGATCACCTCTTCCAGCGTCTTTTCATCAATGCCGGCTAGCAACTGAATGGCATTTGCATCACCACCTGAAGCCAGACCTTTATCTAGAAGTGTCTTAAGTTTCACTAGATGTTTTGCGGCGGCGAAACCTGCATTGCGCAGATAAGCCAAAATAGCCGCCATATCGTCCTGCCAACCATCAAAACGTATATCACCATATGATGAGTCGATTTCTTTGTTGAATTGGCGTGTAGCCTTTACCAAAGCGTTTGTGTAGTCACGCTCTATACCGTAAGGATGAAGCCATACTCTAGCCATCATTCATCTCCGGATAGACGTAACCCCCGCGTTTTTGGAGGGTGGCAATACCTTCATCATTACTAACCCAGCCAAGCTGAGCATAACGCTCGTCGGCCTGTGACCATTGATTGGCTGTTTCTGCCCGCTCTTTGTCGGTCGGCACAGATAGAGGGTTAAACTTGATAGTCCATGTTTTATCTGTCGTGAGGAAGGTAACGGCTTTCTCAATGGCTGGTCTTGCTTCATCTTTTTGCTTGCGGCCAACTAATTGCTTCCACGACTCAGGCACGGTGGTTTTGTCAGCACCTTGCCCAGTTGGTGTCTTGGTAAAAAGGATTTGCTCATCAATACCAGTTAATGCAGAGATACGGAGTTGCTTTCGATCCTGAACATCAACTACACCAGATAAGTCGCCATTCAATAGCTCATACTTCTCAGTCTTAGCATCAACGCCAATGGTATTCCCGTTACTGCGGATCATATCCACCATGTTAAGACGTGCCTGAACAGCTTCCCTGCCTTCACCATCTTCACAAAGCTCAGCCAAATCATCAGCAGACCATACGCCTTGTTGCTTTCTCTCCAGCAGACTTGTTGCATGGTTATGGCTCATACCGTAATCGGTTAGTGCATCGTAGATACCCTGTAAGCAGGATGCGCCCCATCCTTGGTTCTGGTGACGTATCTGGTTTGGCAACCGCTCACCGTCGAAGATGTGGCACCGGCTGGCGTGGACATAGTACGGTGTGCCGGAGATAGGGTTAATCTGGTATTGTACAATTTCACCGTAAGTCAGGCTTTCCGGATTTAAGTCGCGGAGGAAAGGCTGAACCTGATAGCGGTCATACACCCGAACGAATTCTAGGCTCCCCTCGCCAATCTCTGACGTCAGATCACCGCCATCATTCACGCCGAACAGCATCAGCGATCCGCCATAGAGACGAGCCCATGCCACTGCATCAGTGAAATGCTGTGTCAGATTTAACTCATCCCACCGAGACATGATCTCCGGTTCGTTGTTAGCACCTTCAATGGTAAATCCGGCACGAAACATCTCATCGGCAACCAAATCGACAATGCGTCGCCCCAGCCCATCACCGAGATAGATATTGTCTAATGTCGTTCTGGTTAGCAGATGTGCGAAACGGATCCGACTGTATGCCGATCTGTCACCGCCAGTACCAATATTCATGAACACATTTTGATAACCGTCCATGCGTGATTGTTTATTGAGTTTCTTTTGCTGTCTGTTGCTACGTTTAGCCATTGCCTCACCTTAACCGGCAAGAGCTTTTAGCCTTGCCAGAGCATTAGAAGTTGGCGCAAAGGCCATGATCAAGGAGTCGGCCATGTTAGGCGACGGGATGCCGCGCTTTTTCATGTCCTTTTTGCTTTCAACTTTCACTCTGCCGTTATTGTCGTAATCAACACGTGGGCGTGAAAGTTCAGCCTTGAGGTATTCGAGGTTTTTGATATCGGATGAAAGGCTTATTAGTTGGTCATCAGGGAAGGTTTCACCATGCTCTATCGCTCTCCATGTATTGTAGAAGCGCTGTCTAACCATCCACCAAGCTTGTGCTTTTAGGTTGGAGAACATGTCTTTGTTTGTTTTACCTGGCATGTATTCACTATCAGGCTCAAATACAGCGGCAGCGGCATTGAATCCCTCCACCTGACTTCTGGCAATGCGATTGAGTTGCGCCTTAACGCCAGCACCAACGCCGATTGAATCGTAAATAACCTTGTCAGCACTGATGCTGTCTGCATACTGGTTTACCCTGTTAGCTGACTCGATTACATCGCCACGGCTCCACTCCTGCACATCTTTAACAACTGAGCCGTGGGCCATTGTGATGGCGTTGCTGTCTTCGCCTTCGTCTGCAACGTCAAAACCGATTCTCTTGGCACCAGAAGCTGTGAATTTGAGTTTGATATGCGCGTCTACTGCTGCTGCAATCCACGAAGGTTTGATGATAGCAAGGTCGCTATCCGCTACTGGCTGCCCCTCCCAAATGTGCTGATAAAGATCGAAGTCTTTACGCTTGCACTCCTCCATCTCTAGACGCAGAACATCAGGAAAGTGAGGATTATCATTCCAGTTAACCGTTAGTAGGCAAATGTCATCGGGCGGATTGATAACGAACCTTTGGTGCGTATCGTCCAAAATGTTTTTCGGGTTGTAACTTACCCATATCTCGCTGCCGGGCTTTCGAATGGTTGGGATAAGTACATCCCAACTGTCTTTTGTTACAGCCTCAGCTTCCTCTACCCAGCAAATGTCGATACCTTCCAGTGATTTCACTTTCGTGATGTTGTTCTTAATTCCGTAGAACATGAACAAGCTGTTGGTAGCAATATGCCTGATGTAGACCTTCTGGATCTCAAACTCGCTGTTATACCCTTCGCGCTCGATAGTGTCGGCGATCAGCTGGACAGCGCCTCTATTGGGTGGCCAACACCAACGACACGAGATTGGAAGGATACGGGGGATTTGGACAAGGGGCGGATCAGGAAAGATGGGAAGGAACGCAACGATACCCTTGGTCGACAAGCATGGCTGGCGGGATGGAATACGCCGACATGCAATGCCAACCAACAACCAGAAACAACTCGGGGACTTCAGACGTTGGCGGGACAAGTGAAGTTATCTGGTTGGCCAACAGTGACAACTCAGGACAACAACCAGGTGCGGGGCCAAGGAGCAGCAGCCAATGCACCTCAAAGAGGAACAACTCTAGGGGGAGCGTCACGATTAGCGGAACCTCACCGACTAACGGCTTCTGGAGAGATGCTGACTGGCTTAGCTGCCGAGATGGAAAGTGGCGGCCAGTTGAACCCAGCACATTCCCGCTGGCTAATGGCATTACCGCCAGAGTGGGACGATTGCGCGCCTACGGAAATGCCATCTGCGCGGAAGTCGCAGAAACGTTTATAGGCTCTTACATGGCATCACAGGAGCAGAAATAGATGGGTAACATCACATATAACGGATTTTTGGCATTCGAAAAGTATGAGCCGAAGCCAGAAGATGTATGCAATTTCTGCAAAGGAATTTGTGGAAAAGAAAATATGGTAGGTGGCCCAGATGGCTTATCAATATGCCTTCCATGCATTGAGCTTTGCAATGAAATTGCTCAGGAACGCAAGGCTGCGGAGCGAGAGAAGCAAATCAGCGAAATTACCAGCTTGCTAGATAGATTGCCTGACTCATGGCAGAACTATGAAGCAGCGTCGGCGCTCTATGATGCTGGCTGGCGTAAGGTTGATAAACCATGCTGATAGCCGGTTATATCCTTCTAGTCAGTGCTTGCGGATTAGATGCTTGCTATGCCCTCCCCGTTACACCAGAAGTCATGCCAAAAGAAACCTGTGAACAATGGATAAAGCTGATTCATGAGAAGCGGCCTAACCAGCGGCTTTTTTATTGCCGGAGGATGCATGAGACACATCATCAAGGGTAATCCAACACAGATAGAACGCTCAGCAATGGAAGCAGCGCTTAATCAGCATCAGAACAAGTACGGTGATTACGCCCCATCTAAAGAGTCAGAAAATTACACCGTTTTGGTTGATGGAATGAAAATAGTCGTTGAAATCATGAACCGTAAAAAATCATATGTGGCTACATCGATGATGCGGCCTAGGGATTTATCGAAAGTTTGGGGGAATGCAGCGTGAGTGAGTTTGCGAGCAATACACCACTCGAACATAAAGACCGGTGGCAGACGCCAATCGAAGTATTCTCCGCGCTTGATGCTGAGTTTGGTTTCTATCTCGACGCGGCAGCCGAACACGGAAACGCCTTGTGTGCCAGATATCTGACAGAGCGCGATGATGCATTGAATAGCGAGTGGGTAAGCTACGGCGCTATCTGGTGCAATCCACCCTACTCTGCCATCACTCCGTGGGTAGAAAAGGCAGCAGAGCAGTGCAAAGCACAAAGCCAGCCGGTTGTGATGTTACTCCCTGCTGATACATCAACCGGTTGGTTTTCTCTGGCGCTCGAGTCTGTTGATGAAGTCCGTCTAATCACTGGTGGCCGGTTGTCATTCATCAACGCTGGGACCGGAAAACCCGGTAAAAACGGAAACAGCAAAGGCAGCCTGCTATTCATCTGGAGGCCATTCATCAAACCACGTTGCCAGTTTACTACCGTATCACGCGACGAACTGATCGCAATCGGCAGCGGCATTATGGCGGGAGTGAAAGCGGCATGACATGACAGCAGAACAAGACAA